CGCCGAGGGACAGGTCCTCTACTACGTGCTCCAGCAACTGCGTGTAAAACCGCAGCTGCTTACGACGCTTCGCCTCCAGTGTTTTGGGGGCATTCGTGCGTTTGGATGTCATTTGTTTTAGACTCCTGTAGCCCGCTAATCCGACTCATGGCCAGTGTATCGGCCTGAGCGACCTCGCCTAGTTGTTGATAGAAGAGGTCAGGAGCAGCTTCGCGAACGGCGTGGTGTAGTTTCCGGAGGGACCCGAGATCGAACGCCAAACATCGGCGACGAGCTGGATGTCCGTATCTTCCACCAGAGCCGGGATCGAAATCCCGGTAGTGCCGAACACGATGGGCCGCACGACGCCATCGGAACACATGACGTCCCACGTGACGCGCATGAGGGGCCTGAAGTTAGTAAGACCCCCCGGGGTGGCTTGTACCTCGTTCCGGCCCAGCTCGACCATCTTCCGCATTAGAGCGGTATGAGCGGGGATGGAGTTGGTACCGCCACCTTGTGCGTGGTACGTGACCTGATTGGCCTGGTATTTCTCGGCCTTGAAGTCACCAAATGGTGCAGTTGTAAAAGACATGGTTAGTCCTTTCTCCTGTTAACCGGGCGTTGTTTCGCCAGGAAATTGGTTAATAGAGCGAATGTGGATATAGCCTGCCCTAGGGACAGATCCAGACTAAGGACTGGGGTCTTTGGTATTGACCCCAACTTAGTCGGTGAACGCACCACGCTCGAAAAGTGCGCTACCTGAACATTACTTGACTGTGACGCCCACTCATGATCTGGATGCAGAGTCGCCCCCGTGAGGGTGCGAGTGTATCTCTGCTTCCGTCTCACGACCAAGCCTTCGGCCAAGTAGTTGGTGTCGAGTTGCGCTGACACGCCCCTGATGAAGGAGCCAATGTCATAAACATAATCCACAAGAAAGGAGAAAGGTATCGCCTCATAGAGGCTACTCGGGATTTCACGAAGTGATAGCCCTAAGTAGTCCGCTACGGTTGGCACCCAGTCGTATAGGCCGTATGCTTCCACCTGGACCTCTTCGTGCTGCTCCTCCGTATAGGAGATAGCCTGCACGATAAGGTCTGAGCTTGGCAGTTCGACTTCAACGCTCCGATCAGTTGTGGTAACCTCTTTGCCTTTCGCTGTGAAGCGGTCGGCTTTGAGGTCCCTCGACAGAGCTTTCAACGTACCTTCAATATCCTGGAGAAACGGCATAACGCCGAATACTATTTCCAGGTGTTGTCCCGACGCATCCGCTGCTAACCCCCGAAGCGACTTGCCGGATTTCTTACGACGGTCATACTGTCGTACGAAGTCCCTTAAGCCGCGGAGAGGGCTGCGGATGAGATTGACGGTTTCCCGTAGTTCCAACAGGGATACCATGGTCTGGGTGTCGGGTCGCTTCGTCCGCGCGAGTGCCTCTTTCGTGGCTACGCGGATCATCACTGACACGTCCTCGGGAGTCACCAGTTCACCCATAGGGCTCTTAAGCTCTAGGGCTGGTGCTTTCCACGACAGCAGTGAATCAGTGTAGGTTGCACGCCATCCGAAGTCGGCAGGTTTGCCAACCAAGCTGTGTTTGAACTGGTGTGTCCAAGCACCGGAGACGTAATCATATTCAACCACTAAGTTGTTCATATAGTTGTTGAATATCTCACCAGCATCGCGACGCTTATGAAAGTCCGGGTC